CAGGAGTTGATACACGTTTGCTGGTAGCAGCCATACTCTGTAGAGACTTAGAAGCAGCATTCTATTCTGCTGCTGTGGTTGACGCCTCTTTAGTTAGCTCTTTCGCGCCTATCGCGTTAACTTTTACGTTAATATTTGCATCAGCCATAATTTCTCCAGTGCTGATAAATTTATCTTCAAAAGTAGTGTACACTACTAGATTTACCACATTATAACATATGTGCAGCGACCTGTCAATAGGCAAATTTTCAAATCTATAAAAACAAAAAACCCCAAGTAAAAACTACTTGGGGTTTTTTGTTTTTTTCGAATCAAGTTTTCTTCTGATCTGTTCTGCTCTGTAATGATCTATTAATTCAATTAGATCGAACATTGTTTTCCAATCCTCTCTAGGAATATCATTGATTGTAAACATATCGATAAGACCACTATAGTTCTTACCTAAATAGTTACCTCCAAATCCATCCCATTGATCTTGTAGTTTATAGTACAATAACATTGCTTCTTGTACTTCAAAATGTAAATCATCAAAATCAATTGGAATTTTGTCTTCTTCGGGTTCATAACCCATAGCAGCACACATGTCAAAATACGCTTCTTTAGTCATGCCGATTTCGACACCACTAAAATGCATTTCTAATTGTTTTCTGACTAACGCGTACTGCTCTTGGTGAAATTTGACAGTTCGGTCACCGTCTCGCTTACAAAGGCATCAAAATTAGAAGATGTTTGCATTAAACTAAGTGCGTTTTCTTCACTAAAAGGTAATTCGTCATCTGGTTTTTGGCCGCTTGTATCCACGGGCGCTAATTGTTCAAGATAACTATATTTTAGACCTTTCCATCCTTTTACACATGCTGTAGTGTATAGGGATAGAAATAGCTTATCGTCAAGTTCTTCTACAGGTTGACGATTTTTATAAGTTGTTTTAGTAGCTTTCTTTCGTATATTTAAAAGCGACTCGCGTGATAGGAATACTAAGTCAACCTTAAATCCTGGAAGCCCCGGATAATCCGCTGTTATTGCTTTGCTAGGAACCAGTAGTGATTTAAGTGAAACTGCATTTTCGGCCATAAGATAATTATCCTTATAATGATGAGTAAAAAGTGGGTACGGTGATCAATCGTACCCGTTTAAAATATTACGGAGCGCGATAAGTTAATTCAAACTCATTAACGCCTTCAATGTTAAAGTCTTGTGTACTGTCATCAAAACCTTGCGCTGTAAAGTTAATATCTACGCCCATAACGGCTTCTGATTTAACTGTTGGTACTTGTAGTACCGCAGCAGGTGCTTTGAATGTTGCATTAAGTGCATTACTAATACCACCAAGATCAACTTGAATTGTGTATTTGTTATCAGGCTGGCTCTTACGACTTAAAATGTCTGTCATCAGGTCGCCAGTGTCGCCGGCAGTACTTGAATCCATTGCTGTACCTGATTTAAGATAAGCTGTAAGTGTACCAGTTACAGAACGAGTACCTGTAAAGTATGTAACAGGCTCATTAACAACGCCAAGAATAGCAGGTGTTAAATATGTAATATTATTCGAAATTGTAATATTACCGCCAGTTACAGGCACAGCCCATGTTCCTGAGCCAATGTATGCATAATCTAAGCCTGAACCAACATATGCTGTTGATAGTTTATTAGCAATAAATTGTGCATTTGTATCTTTTGCTAACGCAGATCCTGTGTATCCAACTGAGAAGCCAACGTGTGGCGATTCTGCAGAGAAGGAACCTGTGTATCCAGCAACGTCTGTTAGAGTAATAGCTGTTGATAGTCTACGCAGATATTTACCCATACCTGACCAAGCAACCATAGCAATTGCATCAATACCGAAATCGATACTTGCTTGATTCATACAACAATCGTCGATCATGTATGTTGTACCGTCAGCTTGAATAATTAAACCAAACTTAATAAGTTGGTGAGCCTGTGATTTGCTCATATCAAGAGTAGCACCAGTTGTTGCTTCTACCCATGCTCCACCGTCAGGTGCAGCACTTGATCCTTCATAAGAAGCTGTTCCTGCATTAGAAACTAGAGCATTCCATAGGAATCTTTCTTCAGCTCCAACTGTACTTCCAGTACCCCAACGCTTAGTTGGGCGAATGTATGTTGAGAAGCTGAATTCAACAGGGGCTAGTGAAGTGTTGAATGAACGTTGTCCACGATTAGGTGTAGCACCGGCTTCGTTAAGAGTAATAGTATCGGCATTAGTTGCTTGTGAGAAACTAAATCCGTCTAGAACCTGTATTTCACAAGTGTTATTAACAGTGAAACCACTAGTATTAATAACACCTGATGTAGCATTTACATTTGTAGTAAAGAAAACTCTACTATTGCGAATAAGGTTAATAGCCATAGGTCTTTCCTTAAAGTTAGTAGTCGCTCAGCACTAACTAGATTATTATCTGTCTTGGCTTTTGACTACATTATCTGGTATCTTACCAGAATATTTATCTCACCTACTGCGTATGGTGCTAATAGCCCCTCGTCAGTAGTTATAGAAGTTACTGATATCTCGGAAGTTTCATAATTATTGTCGGTATCATAAACAATAATTCCTAAAGTACCATCTAGAACTTTTTCTATATCTTCCAATAGGTCTTCCAATTGTTCGGAACCATCATCACCTTTAGTATATACTTTAAGTGATATATTTAAGAATCCCCAAGCAAAACTTGCCGGGTGATATTCTCTATATTCATATCCTGGTGAGATATAAATAGAAGGGAAGTTTATAACCTCATCCCAGTATTTAAGGTAAGGATAAACATTCTCATTTACGTTTATCTGATAAGGAGCTTCCCCGTCAATTACTTTTAGTTTCTCAGTAATTGCTTTGATTATACTAGTTCTTCTACTCATACAACAACCGCCCTTAGTCTATTTCCTATTTTAGTTGCTGCAATTTCCCTAATTGACTTTGATATCAACAACTTAGGGTCTCTTGTGCGCGGACGACTTTGTTTTCCACCTTCAGAGAATGTAGCATACGGATTTTTCATATAGTCATAAAAAGCAGTTATTGCTCCTTCTCTAGACATAGTCATTCGTGTTACTTGTGCAGAACGGGCAAATCTTCCTGTACGAAAATTTAATACGTCTAGCCTTTCACCTTTGCCCATATTTTTTCTAATTTGTTCAAATAAACTGTCGTTTATTAAACTCTGTAAATCAATTAAACTAATAGCTTTTACTTTATCTTCAGTTATTTTTATAGGCTTAGGATTAGATTTAGATAATTCGTTTCTTATACTTCTTAAAGTACTTATTTCTTTAGTATTCTTTTTCGGTCTTCTAATCTTAATTTTCTCTGTAGCTACCTTAGTTTTAGATATTTTATAAGTTTTATTTGAGGGTTTTCTGCCTTCGTATATATCTATTAATCTATTTACATTTAATTGTACTAAGCTAGGAGAACTTGGAGTACTTATAAGTTCTTGTTTTAAAACTTCCGAATTTCTTAATATCTTTACTACTTCCGCTTCTGCTGCTGCACTACTTGTCTTAAATATTTTTCTTAACTCTGCTACAATTGGGGCAGAAGCACTTCCTGATTCTGTATTTGTCATACCTAGCTGAATTTCTACTAAGTATGTGTCAGCATTCTTTATATAAGAACCATATGCTTCAAGTCCTATTTCTTTAGGAAGATTAGCACTGTCTAAGTCATCTTTTTCTAATTTTCTTATATATTTATCTAGAACTGAAACTAGTAATTCTTTTTGCTTCTCTGTAAATTGATTTGTTTTTTCTAGTTCACGTTTGAATTTTTTCGCAGAATTTGTAGCTATACTAATTACATGACCTTTATGAAAGTAAAAACCCACATCAGCACGTGTTTTTGCTTTCTTGTGAACTTCATCAATCATATCTTGTTTAACCGAAGCTTTAGCAGATAAATAATTTGCAGAACTCTTTAACTCTGCTAAAGCTGATCTAAGAAATTCTTCTTCTGCTTGATGGTACGCTGCAGTAATTTCTGGAAATTGTTCAAGTATATGATTTAATTTCAGAGTTATAGTTTTAAATGCAATATTTGGATAAAATAAAGACGCTTCTTTTCCACCACTTTTTGTAGGAAAATCTATAATTGTTAAATTACTTTTAGATCCAAAAGCTCCCGCTTCAATTTCTTCTTCTTCTTTAAATACTCTTAAAGCTTCTTGAGCTTTTTCACTTGAAAGTTCTTTTCCAGTGATTGTTTTGTACATTTCCTGTAAATTAGAAGGCCCAAATACAAAACTAGTTTTAGTAGCTACTTGTTCTGCAGAACGCATAGAATCTATAGTTTTATTTATTATATTCTTTTCTAAGAGTTTTATCCAGTTTTGATAAGCCCTATTTTGTATAAGTGCGGTAAACTCTTTGATACTCATTTTTAATCCCAGCTAG